AATGTAGGTAATCTTCTTATCTCCGCCAGTAAAGGGGGCGTCGATACCAGCGAACTTGACCGAGTATTGAATCTACCTAAAACGAAATCGGTAGACGACCCTGAAGAGGACACCACCGCAAATCCGATACAAAATCCCATTTCCGCGAACAAGGGTGGATGGTGTTTAGTGGGAGAACAGGCCCAACGCAGGGGCTGCATAATGGTGGAGGACGCCGGTAAGTGCATGTCGGGTCAGATTTTCCCCTCGAAGAGACTCTGCCTGAACCCTACAATTTCTCATCCGTAAAAATATGTGCATTATGGTATATTATGGATATACCATCATGGTCATTCACCAATATAGGAAAATCAATGATGACGAGTAGTTGCATCATCGAACATAAAATAATTAAGAAACCAGAGAACCCACCAGAAACAACAACAAACTATGATAAAATCGAAGACTTCCTATTAAATTTTATCGATTTAGGATTTGAAATAAACCTTGATTTATTTATAGAATTATACATCTAATGCAGTTATCGCATATGCGATTTGTGCTGGAGGTGCCGGACTGAGAGGCTCAGCAAATGAACATTTAAATAAGGACGGCGTTGTCAAATTAACAATAGCACCCGATTTAAAGTTTGTATAGGTTCCTACCTGAGATGTAACCGACGTCGTGCACTTTATTTTTATAGTATAGACGAAACCGTATTGCGTAGGGAGAACCAAGTTGGATATAGAAAGATTACCTATATATTGAGAACCACTAAATGACGGTCCAGACATATCTACAGTATATTGCGACGTCGACGCTTGTGGTAGAGCAACCCCATTTAATCTTATTGTTGGTGTAGTCGTCATTGTAACTAGTGCATTATTATAATAAACAGTTACGACAACACTCGATAATTTTACGCTACCTGATGCGGATGCCCCAGTTGCAATTCCTTCAATGTATATACCCATAGGCACATTAATTGTAAAACTGGTTGGATTTGTATCTAAAACGCCAATCGCTAACGAATTGATAAATGTAGTCTCAATCCCAGTAAAGGCAGGTATATTATTATAAACTTCATCAACCCATTTGCCAATGGTATCCGGATTAAGTATTCCATATGCATCTGTATTTTTTTCGTAATTATACAATGGGACTGCTGGGTCATATTGTAGAGTAATGACAGGTCCAGGAACGTCACATGATGATGATAGTGATGGTAAATACAAGTCGCTATCACAATTTGTCGTTATATTATAAGCACTCTTAGCGTTCTTATTAATGGAAATTGAGTATTTTTGGTTTTTTGTAAATCCGCCAACTTTCGATGCATTACGATTATGTTGTAGAATCTCCGCCTTACGACGCATATCTAATTGAGACTGGGTGTAAGATGTGTTTACATATGGATTTGCTTGCATCTCTATTCGATTTTTTGGTAATGATGCAGTCGCCATTAAAAATATTTGCCGTTGCCTACAAGCGTTAGTATCGCTCATTATTATAATAATGAGCTATATTATTTATTATTTACTAGGGCTATACCACAAACTCGATAGATAATCAAAACGTGTATCTAATGTTTTTGATTCCGACTTTAGATTCGGACCAGCCATAGCAATATTATTGAGCTGGAAAATATTGAGTGAGCTATCGAAATACCTCAAATCAGATAGTGTTCCATCAAATTCACCTACAATCACATCGCCGAAATTCTGGCGAGGAATACTAGAGAACACATAACGCTTCGCAACCGTTCCATTCACATAAACGTCCATAATTTTATTCTGCATTCGAATTGCTAGATTGAACCAGCGACCCAACGGAATATTGTGAATCTCGATTATATTCGCATCGGACGCGTTTACTGAATCCATGCCTACAATAATCGAACCAGTTTTGTCTGCATTGCCTTTAAGGCTAACGCTAGGCCCCCGTTGACTCTCGCCAAATCCCTTCGTAAATATGTTTTTAGGCGAGTCTGGTAGTCTGTCTATATTAATCCAGACTGTCCAGGTAAATTCAATGCCTTTGTCGGCGTTATTTGAACGGTAGATAGTAACTGCATTCGAGTTTTTCGGGTCTTGCGGAATCCGAACCTGCCGATTCCCTGGTTGTATGCCCTTGATGACATACGGACTCTTAGATGGTTGCAATATGTAATTAATCAGAAAGACGCCTAAATTCATCAACATGATAAAGACAATCAAAACTAGAACCAAGAACGCAAATTTGGAAATCATGCTATTCGAGTTTAAAAACTCCTCGCTCGTTGTTCCGATGCTCTGCGTAGAGAAATCCTTCAAGGATGAACTAACCGATTCTGTAACATTATTTATAGTATTTGTAGCCCCAGTTTGTATATCAGGAAGTTGTTCAGTCAGCGGTCGATTTAACTCCATTACTATATAATTAGTATGATAAATAATTTACCATAAAGAAACACTCGTAGAAAGAACATTGTCCTTCAATATAGCCAGGTTCACACTATATTTGTTAGCTAAATTACTGAGACCTGTTGCAGAACCACTACCATTCAGGTAATCGCTCCAAACAGTCTGTGGATTGGATGCTCCGACAACACGATTGAACTTGGACATGAATACACCAGGATTTATTCCAAATTTAATCGGCGACGTGCCATCCGGCGTGTGCATGTCAACAACGGATTTTACAAGTTTTCCATCTAAATACATGTCAATCGTAGCGTTATCCACACTGATGACAACATATACCCACTTTTGTAAAGGGAAGTTATTTGTAATCATATGCGTTATGTCAGCGGTGCTAGTATGTTTTGTCGTTACGCTTAATACTGAGGTAGTCCCATTTAACTTGAGAGTCAAATCCTTATCCCTCGCAAATATAAACGCTGTAGATGAAATAGGCTTATCGACATATAACCACACATTGTATGTATATGAAACTGCATCTGGTTTTACGAGCTTGTCGCTGGTTATGTCAGCAAGTTGCGCTGACATATCGACCTCAACTTTAGATTGCGTATTACCGGATTTGGTATACACCATATAGAAGATAACTACAATGAGTAAGATGGCTAAAAAAATAACTAAAAAGTCCATTTATATATATGTTTTACATTATATTATTGGTAGGAGGATTGTTATTTCGCAGTAAATTGTAATTTGCGGTTATATCAATAATACTGATAGGCTTGTTATAATACTGTATATTACATATCGCACCATATATACCATTATTGCCGCCAATTGTTATTGTATTGCGGTCCTTGTTAATCAACGACTTCCTGTCACTTTTTCCGAATGTTCTTTCTAAATTGCCGTTTATAAAGATATCAACGGTATCATTATCATTGAAATTCATAACGATGTTATTCCATTTCTGATTCATTAGTGATATATCATATGTTTGCTTATTAACTGTAAAACGATAAATATCCTTACCCGTTTTACTATCATTCTTAATATAGGATATTTTTGGATAAGCTTTCGCATATGAGAATATATTAGAATTTGTGTTATTTTTATTTGTCTGTGGATTAACATACACCCACATAGAGAACGCGTAATTGGTTCTCTTATAATCATGGTCTCCTCTATCTTGTCTAATAAAACTCTTTGTAACCATATTGTCTAAGAATTCTGGGGAATTCATAACCGTGATGCTATCCTCTTTAAGTTTCGATGAAATCAAAGTGGGAATAAATGCGTAACCTGCAATTAATATAGCTTCAATTGACAATAGGATAAATGTAACACTTGACGTTATACCGTATTGAGCTTTTATGTATTTAATAAAGTCGGTAAACAAGCAAGGAATATAAACTATCAAGTTCATAATAAATCCCGACCATCCAACGGCATTGTTCAACCATCGTCCGAAGAAGTTGTTGACGGCCGAAATTCCAACGACAACAATTGCAATCAACAGACTTATTTGAATGAGATTTATGACAACGCGGTTTTGTAGGTTGTCCGAAACATTTTGGAAAATAGCGGATGTCTTGATGTATTTACTGTAAAACTCAGAAATCACACTAAACACTAAAAACGCAAAGATAACGAAGATAGTTGTATATGCAATAGGCTTGTCAGATTTTGCCGTAAATAGTTTATAAACTGCTACTAACATAATCATGAAGAATACCGCAAAAGTGGAAGCATACGCTTTCGACTCTAAAACATTGACTCCGGACACGTAAAACAAATTTCCGATGGTTACGATAATCAATAGAATCAATAATACTTGACTACGGTTTAATCCGTATTCTGTATAAAAATTTGTTATTTTGTCTATAATAGTGGTTGACTGTTCTGACATGAATTACCTAAACGTATATATATACATTATAAATTTTCAATAGCAGTTTTCTTTCCGTGACAATCTCTACAAAGGGCAACCAGATTACTCACATGGTTGCTTCCACCATGTTCTAAGCGAATTGTGTGATCAACCTCGAACCAAGCCGGCAATTGTTTCTGGCAATCTCCACAGTGCCAGTTCTGTTGTGCAGCAACGAACTTTTTCTTTGTTTCACTTACAGAACGTTTCGTTGCGGTTGCGGTTGTAGGTTTTGCGATTCCGCCACCTGATTGGAGAACTCGGCTTTCATATTGATGCGGCATTGGACCACCGAAATCGTGTTTTGCGGTGAAATCCAATATTGGCGATATAAAGTCTGTGGTATTTTTATCGACAGGTAGGTATTTCAAATATTCGTTCGACGAAACTAACATATGCTTTGCGCGTTCCGGGTTTTTCCTCATCAACCAACATAGCATATATCCGACAAATGCAACACCTAACATCTGGTAATATTTCTTCCAAGATAATGCTAATTTCAGATACTTACCATCTGTATGAATATTTGCTATTACAAAGGCAGTTACCAATAAAATTACTAATTCGAAACGCATTTACTATATTATATTATATCTATACAATTAATAATAAACATATATCAAAAATATGCATAAAAACACGATGGCTGCATAGAGATAATGCTTTCTCAAGTTAATTTGCTCGCTCAGCACAAATGGCTTTGATTTGTAATACGACTTGTAAATATCAATTGATTTCAAGAATGACATCTCCTCTTTACCTAGTGACACGTTCACTTTATTATGTATAAAATGCATCCATCGAACAAATGATTCGCGAGAACCTAAATATGGGCTAACTGGATATTTGTCAATCATATTGCTAAATTTGCTACCCATCTCGGCTTCTGGAATAAACAATGGCATGTTCTGTATGAGGTCGTAATATTTACGCTTTGTGACTGCATTCGGATTTTCAGGATAGGAATGAGCAATGGTGTGTAAAAAAAACCAATAATGAGGTCCCCATACATCAGAATCAAAATTCATGTAGGTAAAGTATATAGAACTCTGTTATTATATATTTTACCGGTATGAATAAAAATAATCACTGTAATAATTGTGGAAAAGTTGGACATCAATTTACAAATTGCAAAATGCCAATTACTAGCTCCGGCGTTATTGCATTTCGCAAGTCGAAGACTGGCGCAATAGAGTATTTGCTTATATGTAGGAAGGATAGCCTTGGTTATATTGACTTCATGCGTGGGAAATATTCCGTTCAGAACAAAAGCTATATAATGAATATGTTGAAACAGATGACGGAACATGAGAAGAACCGTTTAAAGACAATCGATTTTAACACACTTTGGAAAGACATATGGGGCGAAGGATTCTGTAATGCGAGATACAAAATGGAAGAAAGTAATTCGAGAGAAAAACATTCCACTTTGGTATCTGGGGTTGTTCTGCGTAATGATTTCTATACACTCTCTAATTTGATAGATGAATCCAGACAATATTCAAATTGGACGGAACCCGAGTGGGGGTTTCCTAAGGGTCGGAGGAATAATAACGAGACGGACTATGATTGCGCCATTCGCGAATTTTGCGAGGAAACTGGGTTCTCTTCGGACATAATACATCCAATACACAACGTGACTCCGTTTGAAGAGATATTCGTTGGTTCTAATTACATTTCTTACAAACACAAGTATTTTCTTGTATATATGGAATACAATGACACGCTGAATCTGGATAATTACCAACGGTCCGAGGTAAGCAAAATGTGCTGGTCACGTATTGGGACATGTTTAACTCAAATACGAGATTATAATTTAGAAAAGAAGAGGATAATCACAAATGTGGATTCCTGTTTGAAACAATTGTCGATTTATCAGATGTAGATAATACGCGTAACGTGTGTTTTATATATTTCTAATATATATATAAAATGGCGGAAGACATAAAAGGAAAAAAAGAAAAACAATGCGGACGTCATGAATATTATAATACAAGCAGAAAACGATGCGAGATTAAACCGTATACTCGTTGGCCGAAGGTGCAATATGAGGATGGCTTATATCGTGAAATTGCTAGCGATTTAAAGGATATGATTGGCGCGGAACGTTTTAAACGTGATTATGAAGACGTGATTGATATAGCAACAGGCGAAAAAATCAAGATACGAGAAGTGAATGTGAAAAACCCAAGAGTAACAAAAAAAACGTTGGTGGCAGTGAATGAACCAATTGCAGAAGTAATACCAAAGAAGGTTGTCCAACCTGTCCGCATAATCAAGCGTAAACCAATCATTATAGGAGAACCTATAATTATAAACACCGATAAACCAGTCGAAGAAGAGGAAGTTGGTCTCGCAGAAGACGAAGCTCCCGTAGAAGAAGAAGCTCCCATAGAAGACGAAGTCCCCACAGAAGAAGAAGAAGAGGAGTATGAGGATGAGAGGGGCGTGCGGGGGGCGGAAGCCCCCGCAGAAGACGAATATGAAGACGAGGGGGGCGTGCGGGGGGCGGAAGCCCCTGCAGATGACCCAAGGCATGATTTTTTATATCCAAATTTAGATGACCCGAATTTCAATATCAAAATCGAGAAACGCAAAGAATTCAATGACACAAAATACGACGGTGAGGCAAAAGACATTGTAGAGCAAGCCGAAAAACTATGCGGTGCGGACTTTGAACTTATGCCCCACCAATCATTCGTCAAAAATTTCCTATCCTTTCAGACACCATACAATAGCTTATTATTGTTCCATGGTCTAGGAACTGGAAAAACATGTTCTGCTATAGGAATAACAGAAGAAATGCGTAACTATATGAAACAGACGGGAATCAAACAGAAGATTATGATAATTGCATCACCGAACGTGCAGGACAATTTCATGTTGCAATTATTCGACGAACGCAAGCTGGTTCTCGAGAATGGTGTCTGGAATTTAAACACATGTGTTGGAAACACAATACTCAAGGAAATCAATCCAACCGACGCAAAGGGTCTCGAGAGTGACCGGGAGAACATAATCAACCAAGTGAAAGCGATTATAAAGCAATATTATATTTTTATGGGATATACTCAGTTTGCAAACTATATCAGTGAAACTCTCGAATTGAAAGGGTCTACTGACCAACGTATTATAAATCAACGCATTAAGAGAACATTTAATAATAGCCTAATTGTAATCGATGAGGTGCATAACATTCGAATGACTGACGAGAACCTGAGTAAGCGTAGGTCGGCTGATTTACTAATGCAAATTGCAAAATATACGGACAATATGCGACTAGTATTACTATCGGCAACGCCCATGTATAATTCCTACGAGGAAATCATCTGGCTGACGAATCTGATGAATGTAAACGATGGGCGCAAGAAAATCAAAATATCCGATATTTTCGAAGGTCCGGGGAAATTCAAAGGAGAAGATGGTCGCAAACTACTACAGAAGAAATTAAATGGATATGTTTCTTATGTAAGAGGGGAGAACCCATACACATTCCCGTATCGAATATACCCCGAAAAGGACCCGAATTTCGTATATCCTACCGAACAAATGAATGGCAAACCTATTGATGCTGACGGCGCTTTGAAATATGTCCGTGTATATATGAATGGAATCGGAGAATACCAACAGAAGGGCTATAATATGATTATAGAGAGTATACGTAATGGGAGCGAAGACGAAGACAAAGCATTCGAAGACAAGGATACATTCGGATATGCGATTTTGCAAAAACCACTCGAGGCGCTCAATATTGTATATCCATCCAAGGATTTCGACCCCAGCGTCGAGTATTCGGCGGAGGATTCCGCTGAACTAATTGTTAGTATGATAGGAAAAAGTGGATTGTCTAATATAATGTATTCTAAGGAATTGAATACAGATAAGCAATATAATTTCAGATATAAACCAGAAATCGAACAAGAATATGGGAGAATATTCAACCCGGAGAACCTTCCCAAATACAGCGCGAAAATGGCGAAAATATGCGAGATTGTCAAGAAATCGGAAGGTATCATATTAATATATACTCAATACATCGATGGAGGCGCAGTTCCTATGGCGCTGGCTCTCGAAGAGATTGGGTTCTCCCGTTATGGTTCGGATAAGGGGACAAAATCATTATTCAAGACACCGCCAGTTCCGCCTACTGCAAGATACGTAATGCTAACTGGTGACGCTACTCTATCACCCAACAACGACGAGGATATCAAATATTTGAACCAAAAAGAGAACATGGATGGAAAATTAGTGAAAGTAGTGATTATTTCCAGGGCTGCCGGCGAGGGTATTGATTTCAAAAACATACGCCAGGTCCATATAATGGAACCATGGTATAATATGAATCGTATTGAGCAGATTATCGGGCGTGGAGTCCGTAATCTGAGTCACTGTAATTTACCATTCAAAAAGCGCAATGTGGAAATATTCCTCCACGCAACGTCAATCGGAACAGTCGAATCTGCGGATTTGTATGTATATCGCCTAGCGGAACAGAAAGCGATTGAAATTGGCGAAGTCACTCGTGCGCTCAAAGAAATCGCAGTGGATTGCTATTTAAATATTGGTCAGACGAACTTCACTACAGAACAGCTGTATCAGATTGTAAAAAACAAAACAATCAAGCTGTCATTATCTAGTAATCCAGGAGAGGCCAACGAGATTCCATATGAGATTGGTGATAAGCCGGAAACAAATGCAAACATGTGTGATTATAAGGATAATTGTGTATTTCAATGTTTCCGTTCTCCCAACGCGGATGAAATTGCACCGGACATATCCAAAGACACATATAGTATTGAATTTGCAGAGTCCAATAATAATCGAATTATAAAACGTATCAAGGAATTATTCAAACGGCGTAGTTATTATAATGGAGATGAATTAAAACAATATATAAACTCCATACGAATGTCTGACGATTCTCAGAACGGTGCAAACAAATATTCAGATGAACAAATATACTCGGCATTGACACAGTTAATTGATAATTCAAATGAGCTTATAACGGATGAATATGGTAGATTGGGGCATCTCATAAATAACGGAGACGAGTATCTATTTCAACCTGTTGAAATAACGGATAAGAACATATCGATTTATGAAAGAAGTATGCCGGTAGACGTAAAGTTCAAAAACGTGATGTTTGAGATTCGAAAAACGGCGAATGCGTCAACCAGCAACTACGAACAAATCGTAAAAAATCTGACAAATAATTTTAACGATGCGTTCCCGACAAATCATAGCAAATTAATGGATATAGGATATACGAGAACAGACAGCGACAAGGTTCTCCGACAGACTACAGGAGACTTCAGCGCGGCACTCGAGTATCTAAAGGAAAATGTAGTGGAACATAGTCCGCCGCGCGATAAGTCTAAAAGCAAATGGTGGTATAATACATTAAATGAAATTAAAACACATCTTAAAGTCGAATATGGTATGACGGAGAATTCTCTGCGTGCTCACGTGGTATCGCACATGATGGACAATTTGGTATTCACAGACAAAATAACATTGTTGAACCGCATGTTTGATGGAAACTGGGAGGCACCAAAGCGAACCCTTGAAGAGGAGAAACAAGAACTCGACACGATGGAAGTATTGATTGTAGAACATTTCGAAGATAAAATGATGACTGCAAAAAATGGCGATGTAGGAATTATTCTAACAAAGGATAACAAAACTACTCGCGCATTTGTATTAAGGGACGGTGTTTGGACGGAATCCAATAACGAAATTGAATATAAACCTTTATTACAGTCAAGTGATTACAATGATATTTATGTGACGCCACCAGAATTAATTGCAGACACTATAGGATTCACCGAATGGTTTAAAAACGACAGGGAAGAGACATTCATAATGAAAGTAAAGAAAACAACAAACTCGAGAACACGTGGAGCAAGATTAACAGATATTTCGTTGAAAAAATTAATTTCGCATATAAACGACGTATTAGGAGAAACAAAATACAATATAATCAACATTAGAGATTATTTAATAAGTTCTAAAGAGAAACTCGAAGTTTTACTCGAAATAATATTGAGGGACTATAATGATAGAAACAAGAACGACAAACACTGGTATTTGAACAATGAACAAGGCATTATCAATAAAATCGTAACATTATCGAAGAAAAATTGATTCGAATTATTATATACAGATTATATAATAATACAATACAATGGCTCAAAATTCGGAAAAGATTTTCGGTGTCTACATAAAGTCGGTTCTCACCAAGAAGACGGTATTATCGATTAATGAAGTCGGCGGAAACGTCAAGAAAATTCTAGAAGAGAAAATCACCGACGCAGTTGAGGGAAGATGTATTGCCGAGGGTTTCATTCGACCTGGGTCTATTCGAATTATCAGTTACTCCTCCGGAGAAGTTACAAACTCGAGTGTAGAATTTCAGACCATATTCGAGTGTATGATTTGCCATCCGGTAGAAGGTATGAAAATCGAGTGCACCAGCAAGACTATAACCAAGGCGGGTATTCACGCCCAAGTCGTCGACATGAATGATGTGATTCCCGTTACAGTGTTTGTAGCGCGTGACCATCATAATACAGACAAATATTTCAATTCGATTAAGGAGAATATGGACATTGTCATCAAGGTTATCGGTGTGCGATACGAATTGAATGACCCTTACATTTGTGTAATTGGTCAACTGGTCGAGAAAAGGTTGGAGCAGGTAAAGAAACCACGCATCAAGATGACTGGAGGCGAGGATTTGGTTTTAAACTAAGTTTAACTAAATTAAACTAATTCTAAATACATATAAAATTAGCATAATAAGTATGGCTATATCATGAACGTTAATATTAGCGAGCTGGAATCTGTAAAAAATAAAATCGAATCTCTCGCTAAGATTCACCAGGTAGAAATTCTGCGAATCTTGAAGAAATCGCCGGTTGTAAAAATCAACGAGAACAAAAGTGGTGTATTTGTAAATCTATCTTTTTTACCGAATGATACAATTCAAGATATTCTCAATTACGTGAAGTATATTCAAGAACAGGAACAGACGTTACAGACAGTGGAATATCAAAAGAAATCCTTCAAGGATGAGTTTTTCAAACAAGATATGAATGAACCAGTATAAACACACCATCAAATAATACTAATATACAAAATGTTTAGTATTATTGCAGCTGTATCGAATACAAATGGACTCGGAAAGAATGGCGATATTCCATGGAAAGAACCGGATGATATGCTGTTTTTTCGTGGTATGACTAGTAATACATTCGACAAGACTAGACAAAATGCCGTAATCATGGGCCGACTAACATATGAGAGTTTTAAAGGGCGCCGTTTACCGAACCGGAAAATGATTGTTATATCGTCACAGGAGAACAACGACCCAGATTGGTTTAATAGCCTAGATGATGCACTTGACTCCCTGTGCAATGATTCTATAGAGCAAATATTTGTAATTGGCGGAGGTCAACTGTATTCGGAAGCAATTCGCAATAATCGGTGCATGAAAATATACCTGAATCACATTAATACAGATGCAGAATGTGATGTGTTTTTTCCTATTATAGATGGCGACGTATACGAATTATGTAGCGAAAAACAACTTACTAAGAACATACTGGCTCGACAATATCGTAATAAACATTTGTAACTGGGTTAAAGACTACGTCGTATATTATAATAGATTCATGTCCATATATCACCAAATATTCGTCAACACTTCGTATGACACGCCTGAGAAAATCGATTCACTAAAAAAATATATGTATATTGCAAACGTAGAGGAACCCAAAACAGATATAATCCAAGATACAAATCCAATTAAAGTTACAGTTCCCATTATCAAGCCCAATATCATCTATCCTGATAAGAAAGACACACTATTCTGGTGTTTGTTCATTGCAAACAATGGTATCTCGGATTATGAGGCAATTCGGCAAGGATATAGCAACATTGAAATCGACGAAAAGCAAAAGATAATGAACTCTATCAAAAGCCAACCGACCAAGTTGAAGAGCACAAACGTGAAACTGACGAATATTGCAATCCAAGAAATCATGTCGGATATCGTAACAAATGCGACGCTCACGGTCTCGACAATGGTAGCAATGTCTGTATTTTATAACAAGCGTATTATTTTAATTAAGGGCAAAGATTTCTATATCAATGTATGCCCGCTCGACGAATATAAGGAGACTATTATCCTTGTAAAAAAGGATAAAAACGATTATGGAATCGATATGGATGTAACAGACGAGAAAATAAAGCAAATTGAAACGGAACGCATTTGCCTAAGCAAACACGACCGCCCACTAGAGGCGATTACAAATTACACAGTCGAACAACTGAAAAACATGGCAGTTCGCCTTGGCGTAGATTCGACTGTCAGACTTACCAAGATGGGATTGTATCAACAATTGACCATACGTAGTCTATGGTAAAGCATAGACTTTGGTAAAATTGATTGTTTAAACAATATTAAAATAAAATATGAAAATACTATATAATGTATAAAGCCAACGACAGTTCGAAGGTCGTTGATAAACCAAACGAGCAATTAGATTTCATCATCGAGAACTATTTAGCGAGTAATCCGTTTAGCGGCAGAACAGACGGTAAGACAAACGAAGTAGAAATTCGATTCGGTTCAGATTCCAAGAAGGGTAAGATTTCTCAGATTGACTATGAGAACGTCGTGAAGAAACTACAACAGTGTGGGTTCAAAACGAATAACCCCGATGGGATTCACACACTCCGTGTGTTTCATGAATACACCGACAAGACTAGTGGAAATTCGATTATGTCGAACATTCGCGCCGAGATTATCGGGATTGATTTGATTCAGGAATATTGCAGGACCAATAGTATTCAATCTATACTGGATATGCCATCGTCGAACAATGACAAAGTAATATTTACACAGAAAACGCGCCCGAAGACCGCCGATGGAGTTAATATTGACGCAGCCGACTTTAAGGATTTCAATATTCGTGTCGCGTATCAACTCGAGCAGATTTTCACGGCGCGTTCTCCCATTATTCGCGGTATCATTCAAAAGTGGACGGACGCAAAGAAGACTTTCCGCTACATGAATCGCGTAAGGTTTTATCATGAATCTCTGCCATTCTACGCCGACTTGAGTGTCATCCGCAAATCCAAGACGACGAACAAGGGTGTGCCAATGAAGTTTTATACGATTCAGGATGCAGGTGTCCTTACGAATGCGGAAACCTATGAAATCGAGATGGAAGTCGACAATGCAATGGTTGGTATGGGAACAGAATATAATAATAAAAAGACCATGACAGAAGCGATTAAGAAGGCGATACGCATTATTCTAGGCGGAATGCAGGGAACGAATTATCCTATATCATACACCGTTAAAAATGAAATCCATACTGGATACATGAAGTTAATACATGGAGAAAAATACCAACCTGGTTGGGTGCTGCCTCACAACTTCGTTGGTCCTTCGTCACAAACTCTACAAATGCGTAATATAATGAAACAGGACCCAAATTCGACCATTCCAAACATCCGAAAAAACTACACCGTAACTGACAAGGCAGATGGAGACCGCAAACTGATGTATATTAATGCGAAGGGTCTGATTTATTTGATTGATACCAACATGAACGTCGTATTCACTGGAGCCAAAACTGAAAATGAAGACCTATTTGAGAGTTTGTTAGACGGCGAGCACATCAAGAACAGCAAAACGGGCGTTGCGCTGAATCTATACGCCGCGTTCGATATTTACTTCATCAATAAGAAGAGCACGCGCGAATTTGCATTCTATAATAACGATACTACAAATCCGGAGTCGCTCAAACAGAAATATCGACTCAGTCTATTGAAGCAGTTTGTAGAGCAATTAAAGTTTCCGAATGCATGCGACTTTGCAGTGAAGTGCAAAACCTTCTATAGTGATTCGCCGGACAGGACTATATTCCAATGCTGCTCGAAGATTTTGTCCGACATTGAAGATGGTATGTATGAATACAACTCGGACGGATTAATCTTCACCCCATCGAATACTGCCGTTGCGAGTGACACAGTTGGTGTTGCCGGAAAACTAAACAAACCTATGTGGGAGCAATCGTTCAAGTGGAAGCCTGCAGAATACAACACTATCGACTTCCTCGTGTCGCTGAAAAAGGACAAGAGCGGTAAGGATGAGATTCATAATATATTCCAGGATGGTAAGAATGTCCAGAGTGGTAAAAACGTGGTCCAATACAAAACTCTCATATTGCGTTGTGGTTATGATGAACTCGACCGAAGGCACGGATTCATAAACCCATATGAGGACATCATCCAAAACAAAGTGATTGAATACGATACTACGAGTAATAGAGAAAGGTATAAGCCGGTTCCATTCCAACCGACGAACCCGTATGACGCAAAGGCGTGCTTTGCAAATATGCTTTTAGTGGAGGATGGTAGTAGCGAACTTTCCATGTTTACGATAGAGGGCGAATATTTCGAAGAGGATATGATTGTCGAGTTCAGCTACGATATGATGAAACCCGCTGGTTGGCGGTGGGTGCCACTACGTGTTCGCTATGACAAAACGGCCGAACTCAAGAGCGGCCTTAAAAATTATGGAAATGCATACCACGTTGCCAACAGTAATTGGCAGTCGATTCATCAACCGATTACGAAAGATATGATTAGTAAGGACGAGAACATACCCGAATATATCGAAGAGTGTGGAGAAGAGGAGAATGGCGAGGCGAACGAGGGTGTATATTATAATAGGGGTGGCGTCGAATCGAAATTGACGAGATCGTTGCGCGATTTCCATAACTTATACGTGAAGAACAAGCTAATCGGTAGCGTGTCTACTAGGAACGATACGCTCATCGATTATGCGGTTGGAAAGGCCGGCGACTTATCGAAGTGGACGAATGCGAACTTGTCGTTTGTCCTAGGAATCGACATATCACACGACAATATCCATAATCGTCTCGATGGCGCTTGTGCGAGATACTTGAGAGAGAGAGCTACAAGAAAGAATACACCCGCTGCTCTGTTCGTGAATGGCGATAGTGGATTGAATATTCGCAGCGGTGACGCATTCAAAACACAGAAGGAAAAGGAGGTCATCCATGCGGTGTTCGGACATGGTCCGAAAGATGCGAAATTCCTAGGTCAGGGAGTGTATAACCAATATGGTGTAGGTGCAAAAGGCTTCAATGTAAGTTCGTGCCAATTCGCTCTACACTATTTCCTAGAAAGTAAAGCCAGCATGCATCGCTTCCTTAAAAATCTGACAGAATGCACTATGGTAAACGGCTATTTCGTTGGCACGTGTTTCGATGGCAAAACAATCTTTAATTTGTTAAGAAACAAGAGCGAGGGCGAGTCATTCACAATTATGAACGGCGAGCGTAAGGTATTCGAATTGACCAAGATGTATCCACAGACCGGATTCAGTAGTGACGAAACATGTTTGGGTTATCCGATTAATGTGTATCAGGAGACTATCGGCAAAACCTTCCGTGAATATTTGGTGAATTTTGATTATTTCATACAAATGATGGAGAATTATGGTTTTGCACTACTCACGAGAAATGATGCCCCTAGAGGACTACCAAATGGAACGGGCTTATTCAGTGAACTATTTACGGCTATGGAGAAGGAGACTAGGATGGACCCACAACGTATGCCTGATTACAAGAACTCGCACCTGATGACAGTAGACGAAAAGCAAATTTCA